CACCAGCGGTTCGCGTTATTTCAACGCTCTTAAAGTTGTTTGCCATTATCGTTCGAGGAAAAAGGATTGTGCTTCGAGGTCGTCCTTCGCGGTGTTAAGGTCAGTGAACTTGCCGTCGATGACGGTGATATTTGCTTCGTTCTTGGAAGCTGCCAGCTTGTTTTTGGCGATAGCAACAGGTGGCGGGACGCCTCCCGGGTCCGTGACGGAAGAACCCGGGTTCCTGCCCTCAAAAACCTCCGTTATCTCAAGGTTAGGTGTACGCGAAGCACCAGTGACGAGTCCGCTAATTTTGCTTCCCCCCATCATATCCCATGAGATGGACAATGGCATTATTCTGACGTCAGCAATCCTATCTAGGTTAGTGGTTGATATAATGTTGTGTGGGCATATGAGGTCTGAAACAGGAGATCTCCCATTTTCGTACTTGCCCAAGATGGTGCCATTAAAAGTCTTTTGGCTACGACCAAATACAGACAGGTATTCGCCAATGACAAGTTTGTGAAGGCTGTCATAAGCATTGTCGACAAGAGAGGTGCCGCCGATCGTGTTTTTGTACGGGAACCAGTCGTTGGCGTCATAGGGGTAACTCGTAACGCCTCCAGTAGAGAAGTCTGCATTTGGAGAATATGCCCCGCTGTAAATAAGCTTGCAGTTAAGCTTTCCTGTCCCCAACGGCTGAAGGTAATTGGAATAGCTCCCGAAGCGAGATGAGCCCATATCGTAGGTCTCATTGCCCAGGCCCCCTGCAATGCGAATAACCCTGTCGGAATCATTCTCGCCATTGCCCAACACAATCTTTGCCCCAGAAAGACTAAATTCTTTTGGAATACCAAGTGATGGGTAGTTCACAGGCCACCCATAAGTGTACGTTGGAGGCACGGAGACCGCCACATAGCCATCGTTGTTCTGAGTCGATCCACTCGCCGAGTTGGTCCTAAACATCGGACTGTCCCTATCGTAAGCGCCATTGGGGTTGGGGCCGGCGTCAGCAGCATAAATTTCGAGCTGCCACCAGACCTCAATCGTATCGATGTTAGTGGCTGAAGTCTCCGGGAAGGTAAGCTGGATATCTTCTCGGAAGTAGTGATATACGTTGCGATTTCTAAAGTCATACTTCAGCTCAACAGCGTCGTCATTCTCTCCATCGACCTTTGCCATAGCCCCAACATATGGGGTCTGACCCGCGTAGTCTACAACCAACCCCGTCAGCTCGCTCGAATACTGACCCTCGTCAATGGTAGAGTCGCCGTGCGGAACAAGAACCTCGTAAAACGCATCGCCGTAATCTGGATCTGAGTCGTTCAGCCACTCCAGGGTGCCATACAGCTTTCTAAAGAAGTTGACGTCAGAAACAATAAACGACGACGGGTTAGAGACGTCCCATAGATTTAGGTTGATACCGTCCTGGGAACCACTGCTGAAAACGTGCGTAATTACCTTCCGACTAAGGCGCCAAAATGTGCCATTAGAATCTTCTAGCTCAAGACGCATCTTAAGAACAGCATGAGCGCCCACATGAGATCGAAAATCACCATCAGCAAGGAAGTGAACGAGCCCCCCAAAAGTCATTCGCATCTCAGAAGCTGGCTCGATAGCTAGGTCCTGATAGTATCTTGTCGGAAATCCGATTTGACCATACCTGTCGGTAACGTGGCCTCCGCTAGGGTCAAGCTGCGCTGACGAGGCATCACTTATGTGCTCTACTGTGGTTTGAGCCAGGTCATAAGAATGGTTCCACCTCGTAACAGCCTTGTACTGGTTTGCCACAACAGGGTCCATACTGACCTGACCTGTAGCCGGATGATAAACCGTATTGTTCTGCTGATTTACAGCCCAATAAGCTTCGTTCAAGAATCTGGGTACGCCCTCAAGATAGAGAGCATCATCGCCAGCCGTTTCGTGAGTGAAAACAACATCAGAGTACGGAAGCGTCCTGCCAAAGGTAGCCCCGCTCTTTATGTACAGCCCATCGTCGAGGTCAAGGTTGTAGTCCGACAGGGCGTTGTCGGCATCATCATGAGCAATCGTATAAGTAGAGCTCACCTTATGCACGGCGCACTTTAGCTCAGAGCTGCCATCAAGCTGGTACAACCTAATGCGATTTGTGATATGGTAAGACCCAGACCAAAGGTAGTAAGAGCAGCCGAAGCTCTTGGCCACATCTTCGATGATGCTATAGCAATCGACAAACGTGGGGTCATATTCCTTGGTGCGAACCTCTCTCGTGCGGTCCTTGAGCTTCTTCTTCTTAACAAAGGTCCTTACGTCTACGCTGCAGGCACGAAGGATAGATCCAAACTCAAAGTCTGGCTCAAGGATAGGGTCGCTCTCAGAGGCGAAATAGGCGTTGCGAGGAAGGCCCGCCTCTGTCAAAATATCGATTGTAGAGACCGACCCAGTGTAATCGTTAAAAGACCAGTAGTGAAAGGCGTCACGACCCGGGATCTTATTGAAGCACTCAACAAGAATCTCGGTAAGGTTCATAGTATTCGTGTACGGATTCCCGTTATTCTGCTTGAAGTCTACATACGACAGGTGAGCCAAGCCGTCCGTAAACGTCACACTAAGGTTGTTGTCAGAGATGTCGAAAGAACCCGACTCTGGCACCAGGTGGCCATACCAATGGCAGTTAAATGGGGATGGCTGGTGCCCCTTAAAGAAAAGGCAGCATACATCGCCCTCAACCAAACCGAGGAGGCTGTCCCACTTGTCGACCTGATTGCAGGTAAGCTTGGCTGAAAAGGTAAGCGACGAACCCATAGTCGTCTTGGAGAACCTGAACTCATCGCCCTCGTACTGAATCGCAACACCGGGAGCCAGGAGGTCCAGCTGATTTTCACTCACATTGCCGGCAGACCAGGCGGGAACATCGCCGCTCCTGTTGACGACCATGAGCGTCCACTGCTGACCAGTATGGTCGGTGTGCTTGCTTACAAAGTTAATCTTCTGAGCCATTAACCAAATGTACGATCGTAAGCGCGTGTCCCGCGCTGGTTAGCAAGAACGATGTTATTACCGCTGATAGAGCCCTCGACTTTGACACCCGTGTTAAAGGTATCAAGGAGCGAGTCGATACCCCCGGAGGTAGCGCCACCAGTAGTTGGAAGTCCAAAGCCCTTGGCCAAGAAGGATCCAAAAGTGCCTACCGGCAAGCCAAAGGCACTAAGAACGATAAACGCAGCCGTCAAAGCAGCAAGCCTAGTGGCAAGCTCCTTGAAGACTCTCTGAAGGGTCTGGATAAGAACCTCCCCAAAGTCCTCTCCCGCCTCCTGAGCACGCAACAGCTCATCACCGAGTCGCAAGAATGACTGACGCAAGGTCTGAACAAGGGCCTCACCAAACTGAAGCCTCTTAAGCTCCTCCTGCAACTCGCGAAGCTTCTGGGTGTCAAGATCGATGGCTTTTGCAAGGAAGCCATCCTCGGTGTCGCCAGAAGCCTTGAGCAAGGTTTTGGCATCCTGGATGCGCTGCTTAAGGACATTGATGGCTGCTGAGTAAGCGTCAATGTCGCTGCTGAACTCTCCAAACTGGAGGGACTCAGTAAATGCAGACGCCGCATCCTCAGAGGAGTCCTTGAAGTCTTGGATAGCCTGGTTAAACTCATATACCTTTTGATCATCCAGAGCCTCAAGAAGCCTCTGAATTGCATCAGCGATAACTTGAGCAGTGACCTGAGTGTTCCCGGCATCTTTCTCATCGAGGAGATCCAGGACTCGCCCTTCCTCTAGAGATACCGCAGCCGCATATTCATCGCCGAGACTGCCGAAACCCTTAGCTACCTTAGCTGCGTTGAGAGTCAACTGGTTAGCAACATCCCGGTCCAGAATAGCGTTCAAGGACTTGCGACCCGTAAGACGGTCAAGTCTATTCTCTACCTCGGTGAGGTCGTTAAGCAGGTCGTCAGCCAGCTTGCTGTCCTCGGGGTTGATAAGAGCCTCACGAAGCTGTTGCCGCAACGTAGAAAGGTTGCCCTCAAGCTCCCTGATCTCATCGATCTGTCCGAGCAGACGCAGGCTGGAGTTGAGGTCCTCGGTATCCTTTACTGTTTTTCGAATGTCAGCGCGGCGCTTGATGCCTTCCAAGAACTTCAACTGGGCCTCAAGAGCGTCGGCAGCCTTGTTAGCCTGCGCTGCCAGCGATTTTTGACCCTCCGCCAATCGCTCAACGGCCAAGTCCTCAAATGCCTTTTGAAGTTCTTGTACAAACTTGAGCTGATCCTCAATTCCAGCTCCAGCACGTAGCGTAATGAAGTCCTGAAGGTCAAATCCACCTTCGGTTACATCCTTAACAAGCTTAGCAAGGTCTACCGCGTTCTCGCCTTCAACTCGGTATTTTGCAATAACAGCTGCCGCACCATCAACCCTATTTGACTGCTCGCCAAATGCCGCAGTAACCTTTCTGATTTGCTCAAAAAGATCACCCAATGACTTGCCCGCCCCAAGAACACCGTCTCTGCCGCCAAAGTCAGCATAACTCGCAACCACATCGTCAAGGGCAGCCTGTTGCCTCTCCAGCTCATCAGTGAAATTTCCTAAGATTTCATTGACAAAGTTAAGAGGGTCTACAGAGTCATCGGCAGCATCAGCAAAGCGCTCCACCTCCTCCCTAAGAAGTTTCGTGGTGAAGAAGTTTCTCGGGTCAAAAAGAGTAAGCAGGCCGCCAGAGATACCCTCATCCTTAAAGGCGCGTGTAATAGCGGTAGACATAAGCCTCCACTGTTGCGGGATAGATGAGAGCGCACCAGTCTCCCCTCCGGAAACAAGGGAAAGCTCATTGTCAAAAGCAGTAGTAGCTGCAAGAGCCTTGTTTAGCTGCTCTTGGTACTTGATGATCTCAGCCTCAAGCTGAGGTATGTTCAAGAAAGACAGGTCAGAAGTGACAATTTCATTTTGCACCTCTTCCAAGGCCCGCTGAGTCTCCCTTTTCTGAACGTCGTTATACGCGACCTCCAGGTTGACGAAAAGCTTTTCGTTTTCAAGGTCGTTTTGTACGTCCTTGAGAACTGTGCCTAGATAGCTCGCATCAGAAACAGCAAATCTCTTAACAAGCGTGTTGTTGATCTGACCCTGGATGACCTCAGCCTTAGCCAGTAGATCATTCTCCTTCTGCTGAAGAGCAATTTGCTTTTGCCTAATAGACTGAAGCTGATTGAGGGCATTAGAGAAGCTAAATCCATCAATACCTCTCAGACGAGTCTCAAGCCTCTCTATCTCGCTGTTCAGCTGCGCTGTCCCTAGGGCAAGCTGATCTCCCTCGACACCGCTTTTAGAAAGCTTATCAAGCTCCTCCCTAAGGATAGAGATTCTTTTTGTAAGCGTATCTACAGCCTCCGTCTTCTTCTCGTCAAGGCTCCCCAACAAACCATCGGTGTTCTCCTTGACTTTCGACACCGCGCCCTCGGTGGCGGCAAGGGTTGTAAGACCTCTAGCAAAAAGAGCTGTAACCAGATATATTGCTAGAGCAACTTGACCAAGAGTGAATCCAAGAGAAGCAACGGCCTTGACGATACCCCCGAAAACAAACGTTACGGCAGGTATAGTTACAAGTAGTATTGAGAAATTAGCAATGAACCTCTTAAGCCCCGGATCTGCCTTTGCAAATGAATCTGCAAAGACTTCTACGCTATTCGCAAGCTTAGCAATGATGGGCTCAAAAGAGGTTCCGAAGGTAATGGAGATATCTTCAGTAGCCGCCTTAAGACGATCAATGTTGAAGAACAACCTGCCCTCAACCGTAGAAGCCAATGCGGACGAAGCGCCATTAGCATCATCAAGCTGACGCTTCAGCACCCCAAACTCGTCGCCCAACTCACCAATAACAGCCGCAGCTACACCAGCTCTGTTTCGGAAGAACTCGATGAGCTCATTGAAGGTCAGCTGACCACTAAGCAAGAAATCAATTTCTTTACCAGTGACGCCTAGCTCTTTACTCAGCCGAATTAAAACCCCCTTAAGACGGGTACCAGAAATACCGCCTTTCTGACCCGCGTTGGCCAAGAGACCGAGAAGAGCCACCGTGGACTCAAAGTCATTATTAGTTATGTTGGCGATAGAACCTACGTTCTTCATCGCCTGAGCAAAGTTGTCAGTGCTCAGGGCCGTCTTGCTAAACGCAACGGCCATAACATCCGCAACACGAGAGGCACTTAGGTTCTCTCGAGAGAACTGTCGAGTAATTTCGGCAATAGTGTTGCCGGTCTTAACCAGACTACCTCCAAAGACCTGAGTAATGTTGGCCGCGTTAGCTACGGCCCCAATAATAGCGTCAGTGCCAAAGCCGAGCTTGGAAAGCTCTACCTGCAGGTTTTGAATTTCGGTCGCGGTAAACTTCGTTGTACGACCAAGGTATCTGGCGTTTTCGGTAAGTCGCTCAATGCCGCCACCGCCAGTAACCGCTCTGAGCTGCGCTGTGAGCTCGTCGAACTCAGCTGCCGTCTTAATGGCCTGGGCAGAAAGAAAACCTAAAGCAACAAGCGGCCCCCTAATAAGGTTACGGCCAAAAGTCTGCATGACGTTTCCAAGCCTAAAAATCGCATTCTCAGCGAGCTTAGTTCCGGCCAGGAAGCGACTGGTGTCGAGCGTCAGGAGCGCCGAGAGCCGGCTTGTGCTAAAGATTGTTGCCATTAGAAGCTACTCATTTTCTTCAGAAGATCCTCAGCCTCTTTACGGCTTTGAACCCCCTTGTTCTTCTTGTCAATCGGGTGGAAGTCGGAAGGGCTAAACGTCTTTCCCTTGCCCGAGTTGACATTGGCTAGAAGCGCCATCAAGGATGCGGTATGATCCCAGTCCCTCGCTTGTCGCCATATGTATCCATCCCTGTACCATGCAAACTCTGCCAGAGTCATATCCCAGAACTGATCCGGAGACAAGCCCATCCCTAAAGCAGACTGGTACATGTTCTGCCAGGTGTTGGGCTCTTCTTTCTCTGAAGAGTTTTTTAGTTTCCCTTTTCCGAGGCCTCTTCCTCTCCGCCGAGAGCTTCAGAGACGGCGGCCATCATTGACTCTACCGTGTCTTGATCGTCAAGACATTGGGCGCACCAAACGTCGAAGTCAGGAAGGTCGATGGATTTGTTTTTTCGGAGAGCAGCATTCTTCGCTCCATAGTAACAAAAAGCGGGAACCGCCGTAAGAGGGTCCTCCGCCATCCACTTGTCAAGCTTGTCAAGAGGCATCTTGAACTGTTGACACATAAGACGCAATGCGTTCAAAGTCAGAACTGCGTCGTACTTCTTTTTTCCTACGCTAAAGGTGAACTCACCTCGAAGTGAATTATTCATTGTGGTTGATTAAAAGTAAAGGGCGGCGACCCCGTGCCGCCGCCCGATAGGTTATACTGCCTGGTACTTCCAGATGTCGTCAGTTCCTGAGATGGTAGCAGAGTAAGTCGCGATCTCGTCTACACCACCGGTCAAAGTGATGTTGTCGATACGGCCCTGAGAGATATACTCCGTGGCCAGACCGTTCTTCTCTACGCTCCACTTAATCACTACGTAGTGATTGTCACGGGCGATGTCCATGAGGTCGACTGCGCTGTCTGAAGTGTCCTGGATAAGACCCTCCGCGCTGACCGTCCAAGACTGATCACCATCCTCAATGGTGCCGCCAACACCGTCACGGCACACAGGCTCATTGGTGTTGGTAAGCTCAATAGAGCTCGATGTGGCGGCGCCTGCAAGGGTGTAGGTAACGTCTACAAATGCAGTTTGGGCTGTCACGTAGTCGCCAAAACCCAAGAATGTGCCATCAGCCTGCACGTAAATCTCATCGCCGCCCTGGTTAGAGGTGGGAAGAGAGGCAACGTTGACTGGGATTTTATTAGTTGAAGCGCCGTCATAATAATAGATACCGACGCAGTTAGCATTGATTACTGCCATAATTTATGAATTTTTGTAGCTGTACAATTTGCCGTATCCACGTACGGTAACAGAATAGGTGGCGAACTCGTCGAAGCCGCCTGAGATGCTTGCGCTCTCAATGATACCTTGTCCAATAAGGTTCATGGTCGTATCGTTTTCAGAGGTTCCGTCCTTATCATTGACGCTAGTAACAAAGCGACAAATGACGTAGCAACCCTCAAGCGCAAGGTCGGTAAGCTTGACAGCCTCATAGTTGTCGTAGTTGTCCTCACGGCCAACCTCGTTCTCAAGAGTTTCGCTGATAAGGCCGTCGGCTGAGAAACTCCAGCTAGAAGAGGCTCCAATAGTGAACGTGCTAGAAACACAAGATTCCGTCTTGGCGACAACCTCGTCGATGGTATTCGAATACTCGATAGAGGTGCTCGTAGCCGAACCCAAAAGCTTCAAATCACCTGTAGCGTCGACCCAAGCTCCTGTAGTAATCTTCCCGATGCAGGGAAGGTTGTTCTTCTCGTGAAGCTCATAAGTGTCGCCATTGGCCAAAAGAACGTAGTCACCATTGCTGTAGTTGGACTCAGCATTGGTCTCTGCCGTGGCCTGAGAAGCGGCCTCCTCAATTCCGTAAGGCGTAGTGTTCGTAACTCCGCCGAACATATACAGGCCGAGTAAATTTGCGTTAAGTAGTGCCATGTCTTATTCGTTCCAGTATTTGTAAAGCTTTCCGTAACCACGGATCGTTGCAGAGTATGTAGTAAATTCGTCGAACCCGCCAGAGACGCTGATGCTCTCAATCAAGCCCTGACCAAAGTAGCTCACGTTTTTTTGCTGAGCATTGGTCGCAGTAAAGTCTTTGCTCGTGACATCGAGAGCAAAACGCACGACCACATATTGATTCTTCTGAGCGATACGAACAATCTCATTAGCATGAGCTTTTGAGCTGGAGGTTACATCCTCCAAAAGACCATCCGTAGTGATAGTCCAAGAGACGGACCCGGGCAGAGTGTACGTCTCGGCAGAACAGAGCCCCGACTTAGCCACTACCTCGTCAATGGTGAGAGAGGTTTCGAGAGAGCAGCTCGTAGCCGCTGCCGCCAAGTCTAGATTACCCATGAGATTAGCGCCAGAGGTGACGACGGGAGGGGTGCTTGCGTCGGTGGTGACGGCTACGAAGGCGGGCTGGTTATTAATGAGGCCGGTGAGACCGCCAGCGCCGTTGTTCTGCTCGTGAAGGACGCGGCCATCGCCGTGAACAAGGAAACCCTTGTATGTAGTGCTGGCTGCATTGCCGCCTGCGTCAGCAAGGGCTTGCGCAGCCTCGGCTACGCTGTCGGAGCCGTCGGGGTCGCTTTTTCCAACCAGATAAGGCGTTGTCTGCAAGTTGCCCGTCTGGATATACACCCCTAAGTTGTTTGCGTTTAGTAGTGCCATTAGATGTAAGTTTTCTTTAACAATAGGGCAAGTTGCACGCCCAGCTCCTTTCTATATTTAGAAAGATTGTTTTTGATTGCGGGGCCAACGTGTGGCTGTGGGGCGTGATGTATGGTGCCTAGCTCGGCCCAGTGGTCACGCCAACCAGCCAAGGTGTACTGTTGGCCAAACAGCACACCAGTGATCTTATCGAAATCCTCTGCACCAACGACGGACTCGCCGCTGACGGCGCCGACGCGGATACCGATGACATTCTTAGGAGTCTTCTGAAGCTTCCTCGTGCGGTAAGAACGAGAGAGCTGACCCGTATCGACAGGCGCCCTGGCGCCCATCTCCTCGCGCATAGGCTCTGCGGCAATCTTCATGGCTCGAAGCAAAAATCGCTCCGCCCGAACCATATTGGCACCGCGACGAAGCCTAGTAACCAGAGGATCAGTCTTCTTAAACCCCTTGGTGTAGATGTTTGCTCTAAATGCTCCAGAACTAGCCATCAGCTGTTAGGGTTTGAATCGCCCGTGTTATCGCGACGACGAGCACGGATGCGCATACCCTCGCGGCGACCAACAGGCAAAATGCTATAAATATCGAAGCGACCTCCATTCCAGAAGATCACGTCGTCAAATTGAACGCCGCTAACCCAGCGGCACTCAAACTCCGCCTTCATCTCACCCACACGCTGAGCGTTCTGGATATATTCACTAGCACCAGCGGAGGGTGTGCCAATGTTCGTGATTTTACACCGAACGCCCTCCTTCCAGATAGAGAGCGTATTGACCACATCGCCGAAAGCGTTTACCGACTTGCTCGGACGATGGATATCGATTTTCTCATGGAGCCTTCCCGCCTTCATCAGAACTGCCTTACGCTTTGGATGAGACGGCGGACACCTTCCTTGAGCTCCGTCGTGATACCACCGATATTTTCTGCTTCACGCATATTGTAGTAGTGGCCTACGAGGAGGAGGGCAGCTTGCTTATACTGCTTAGGCAGGGCGCTTAGCTCCGTGCCGGCAGTAAAGGTGAGCTGGATAAAGTCTGTGTTGAACTCGCTAGGATCCGTGACCTTGCCAATCAAGTCGCTGACATTGATATGCACGGGGTACCGGTCGTAGAGGTACAGGTACTCCAGGTCTTCGATGTAGTCGGGGTTGGCGAGGGTGCCGTCAGGCTGGTTTTCTGGATCCGGGATGGTTGCGCTCAGCACATCCTCCGACCACGTTTGATCGTCCTTACGGTACTTGATCGTTACGGTGCTCCCTGCGTTCTGACACTTCGGGATGGTAATACCGCGCCGAGCTTCGTTGAGATCCAAAGTGACCACCACGTCGCTAGCGCCAATTACCCGGTCACTCAACTCCTGCATATAGTCGATGGCGGCATCGAGGTAGATGGCCAAAAGGTCATCCTCGCTGTCGTCAATAGCACGCACATGGCTGCGGAGCAAACCCATAGCGGTAGCTTCAGAAGCGTCGTAGAGGGTGTACCCAGCGTTAGTAGAGGTGCGTGTGACTTTGATGTTCATGCAGAGAGATAAAAAGGGGCCAGGCCATTTCCCGGCCCCTAGTTATTTTAGTTAGCTATTAAGCAGCTCCGATACCAGAAGCACCAACGAAGCCAGCGTTCTGCAAGGTCTTGAAGTCCTTGTAGACGTTGGCGATGATGCGAACGATGCCGCTGTTGGCGTCCGTGTAGGGGTCAACCAAGATGTTCACACCACCCCAGTTACCCATCACCATCTGAGTGGCGTCGCAGAAGTAACCTTCACCAGCAGTAGACACGCTAGAGCTGATGACCACGGGGTAGCCCAACACCTGAGTGCGGTTGGCAGGGCTCGTAGAGACGAGCAAGCCAGAACCGGCATCCATGCTGGTCTCACGACCTTCACGGTAAGCTTGAGCCGAGAACAATCCGCGCACGTTAGCGAGGTCGACATCCTTTTCCAAAAGCTTCTCTTCCAACTTCAGGAATGAGGTACTGCTAAAAGCTGGGATAGTACCGCCCTGCGCGCCGTCGCTCATGTTGTAGTCGGCAGCCGCGTTAATAGCAGCCACGATGTCTGCATTGAACTTAGCCTCTACTGCTCGACGGATATCCATAGCGATGAAAGAACCCATGTCGTCGGCAGACTGAGCGAGCATCTGCTCCGTCACCTTCGTGTACGCGCTGTAGCGGGTAGGCGTAAGCTTGACGGGATCGAAGGTTGGGATCTCGTTGGTAGTGGCTTGACCTTCGCCGGGCTTCTCTGCAACAACCTTGGCGTTCTGCACCTGGAACACCACGTCACCAGTCAAGTTGTTCAAGGTGCGAGCTCCGAGCTGAGTTCCGATATCGGCAGGAGCGAAAGCTTTAACCAAGCCCGCGTCCTGGATTCCAATGGTACCGCCAAAGCCGGTGACAGCGCTAACACCCTGGGAGGCAGCGGTAGTTGCTACACCGAGCGGGTCGTCGCGGTATTCGTTGCGGAGAACCATAGAAGGCACAGAGAAACCACCGCTCACGTTTACTTTGGAGTCAGTGAATTCCTTACGGGCTTCCTGGTTCATTTCGGCCTCGAGGCCGGTCAAGCGACCTTGTGCCGCTTCTTTGATTGCCTTGCCAAAGCTGTAACGCTTGGACACGTGCATTTCAGTGTCGCCCAAACCCTGTACGTAGGCCGGGGCTGATTTTGCCTTTTCTGACATATCTTCAGATTTTGAATTTTGAGAACGAGCCTCCGGCTCTACTGTTTGTGGACGCAGACCATAAGCGTTAGGGATGAGATCGGGGTCATGCAAAACGACCTCATCTACTACTGTTTCTACTGTGCGCTCTTCTTCACCTTCCTCCTCATCCATAGGCTGCGCCTCTTCCTCCTCTTCCTCTTCCTCGGCGTAGCCTTCCATTTCGGCTCGCACCTCATCAGACTCTACATCTTCCTCGGAACGCTGTACAGCTGGGATGACGTTCTTGCCGTCGCAGCCGCAATCTTCTTTTTGCTCGGGAGCGGCAGTAGCCTCTTCAGCCACCACTTCTTCCTCCCGGACTTCTTCTTGTTCGATATTCATAACTTCTTCGTTTGCAAAGGCCAGCTCCATGCTACGGAGACCCACCTCTGTGGTTGGGTACGCGCCCTGCGTGGTTGGGCTGACGTCGAACAAGAGGTCTACGCCCTTGATGATACGGAGATTGACTCCATCATCGCGGCGCTCCCAGTCGTCCTCGCGTACCGTGAACCCGAAGCTGCTAGTTGATACATTGCCCATACGGATGTTTTCCGCAAGGTCTTTGGCGTAGCTCTGGTTGCCAAGCTCGAAGCGATACTTCAGTCCGCGCTCATCCACAGTCAACTCCAAGCCTCGGCCCACGCGAGCCAGAGGTTGGTCAATGTTGTGGTTGAACAGAGCTACGGTATTACTCATGTCCGCCCCGTCAAAAGCTCCTCGAGCCACGCGCTCAGCGAATGCACCTCCGATGACGGTCTCTTGATCGAAGACGGCAGCATAGCCCTCCACTACGGCGGGCTTACCTTCTTCCGATCGGACCTCAACAGCGGAGGACAGGAATCGCTTTTCTACGTTTTTCTGTGCCATTGTTGGGTTATTTGTTTTTTGATTCAGCTTTGTTGATAACGCCGCTGCACCAACTCTTCATCGTGCTTCCGCCCCATGCAGCATACATGACGCTTCCACAGATCTCCTTGCCGTCAGCATCGAAGAACTTACCTTGGTTGTAAGTCTCTGCACGAGAGAGGAAGGAAAATGTACGTTTGACAGTCGAGAGGGAAAGCTTCTCGCCAGAGGCGATCTGATTAGCCCGCTCCCATCCTACGGCAGTACCGCAGCTGCTACCGTTTTTCTCGCGGTGGCGCAGGGCCTTGCGAGCAGCGGCCTTAGCAGTATCTGGGTATCCTCCGTAGGTCTGAGGCATTATGCCAAGTCTTTAGAAACGGCGTTTGCCTTTGCTACGGTGATAAAGGTCGTATCCAGTCCAAGTCGGTAGGCAAAAACGTCCTTGCCCACGCGCTCTGACCAAGCTCCAGCACTTACCGTGTCCCAATCAGTATCATTCGCACAATCCTCAATAGCGGCGCGAAGAGATCCAGTTCCAGAAGCCATAATTGATTTGATATGCTGCGGAGCCCCGGGAAGAGCATCGTCAAAGGCCGAAAGCAAGGAAGTCAAGCCCTCTGCATCGTCAGCGACGCCGGTTGCTGTATGCTGCAACTTCCATGAATCACGAGTTTCTCGACGGTAGTCTTTTGTGCCGACAGCCTGAGTTTCATGCTTATCTCGGCAGCTATAAACTTCTACGTAGTAATAGTAGTTAGCCATTGTTTTCTGTTGTATTGTTAGTTACCGAGTCCGCGTAGTCCTGCATCTTTTCTAGCGGAATCATATTCAGTTGGATGTGGTGGCTATCGCCGCCATCAACCGGGCCAAGTCCTTCCTTGCTACGAACCTCATTGATGGACATAACGCCGTCTTGCAGGAGGGTGTGGTAAAAAGTAGCCCGTGACTGGCTATCAGCCCGCAGCAACGTGTCGACGTTGAACTGGCACTGGAGCATGCTGTCTTCGTTGAGCAACTTGCGCTCGACTTCGTTTTCGATACGTCGGACCCACGGGAGGATGGTTCCCTGTTGGAATTGCAGGACTTGTTGCTCATAGTTGCTGTATGCCGTATTACCCTCCAAACCAATCATGGCTGGCGGGACGGAGTAGATGCGAGCGATCTCTTCAGTGGTGTACTTCTTAACCTGCAAGAACTGAAGCTGATCGAGCGATACCGAAAGTGGTTGGTATTGAAAGCCGCCTCCGAGGATAGCGATCTTGTGGGCGTTGTGGCTGCCCATGTACTCGCGCTCCCACATCTCCTGGGCTTGCTTCATCTGCTCGGCACTCATGTGCTCCTTAGTAGAGAGGATACCGCCCATCATACCGCCGTTCTCAAAGAACTTAGAGCCGAAGTCCTGTACGGCCTTGGCGGTAGTAAAGTTTTGGATCTGCATATGCGTGGGGTTGATACCACGGAACGCGCAGATCTCAAGCATGTCTTCTTGACGCACCGCATTGGGGGCGCCGTCGTAAGTGTACCACTTCTCACCCGTCTCTGGGTGGATGGTGTGGCTTACCCGGATAGCCGGGATATAGAAAAGCTCCAAGTTGCCTGGCTGACGGCTGATATAAGCGTAGCCGGTACCGTGGAGCAATGCGTCCGACACGATAAGTTGCCAGAACTCGTAGGCCCCCAGATAGGAGTTAGGCTCACGAGAAATCAGTCGGTGGACCGGGTGGGAGTGGAGCTTGTCGCGCCGCCCGTCCGGAGATACTTTAACCACCGAGGCTTCAAGACTGGCAATGGTGTCGGCGATTTTGCTGACACAAGCATAGACGGCAGACAGTTCGAGCGCATCAGTTCCAAATTTGTATCCTTCACCATAGAGGCGAATGTATTGAGTCCGCAGGGATGCGGTGCTAGATACGAATGTGGAGCGTGATGTGAAGGCATCGAAAATGCGTCGTACTACGCTGGGCTTAGAACCTTCTGAGGGCATCTTCGCAAAAGTATAATGCTGTATGTGAGTAGAGTGATTTTACACACTACGTGCCAATTACAGCCATGAAAAATTCAAAATCACTCGGTTCGTCCTCTACAAAAGTGAGGGCCTCCCCAATAGCCATGACAGCTGCCACAACACCATCAATCTTGTCCCCGCTCTTTGACTTGTCGGGCTTGATGTTTCCGCTGGCGTCATAGCGAAGCTCAATGTTACCCATCATCCACCTAAGAACCTCGTCGCCACCGTGAGCAATCTTCCCCTGAAGAGCACACTTCTCAAATTCCTTGCTCGGGAAGGACATACTCGCAAAACCCTGGCCATAAGGGTCGCATGGAACGCCATCACCCTCCAAGTCTCTGATTAGATTTAGAGAATTCCAACGGTCGTAGGCCACACCCTTAACTAGGTACTTCTCCATGAGGTTGTTTGGGTCATACTTCACAGAGCCGTCCTGCACGTAGTGGCCACTAATCATCCTTCGGATGACGTTGTAGTCCGTAACGTTGCCAGGAGTTATGTGGACGTTCTTACAATCCTTGAAACCAAGATAAATGGTGTTCTCATCCTGGTCAAGGCGCCTCTCAATGGCCCTTTGAGGCAAGAAATAATGCATATCAAACCCCCAGCCCCTCTCCGCGTCACCAGTGCAAATAGCTAGAGCAGTGATGTCATCGGTCGAAGCGAGATCTAGTCCCAGATACGCGACGGGCTTGCTCGTCTTCTCGTCGATGACGTGCGTAACGTGAGGCTCGCGGCAATTTGTTTCGCTCATCCAGTCGTCGTCGGGTATCCAAACGGCGCTTGAACCTACAAAAACATTCAAATGCTTTACCATAAACTCTGTGATAGAACGGCTGCCATAAAGCTTTGCGTTTTTGCATTGAGCTTCCATATATTCTGTAGAGATGGAAACGGAAAGGTTAGGGTTCGATTTTTTCCAAGCATCTGGATCGTCCCAAGCATCGCCCTCATCAATCTCATAAGGTAGTATAAGGAGCCTGTCGTTCTGTTTCTGACCATCTAGAACGGACTTTCCGGCTCTCATGAACATGGCGCATGGTCCGTCAGCGACAAAACCAGCGGTTGTGATGGCCAACATTAGAGGGCTCTTCCTGGAGCCCATAGATGACGCAAGAACTCGGTAGAGGTCAGCAGTCTTCATCGCGTGAAACTCGTCCACCACAGCGAGATTCAGATTGAGACCGTCAAGGGTGTTAGCGTCAGAACTGAGAGGCTTGATAACTCCCTGGCGAGGGCACTTGATTTCGCTCCTCTGGACATTGAACCTCTTGGAAAGAACTGGATTGACCTTAATGCAACGGCATATCTCGTCAAAAACCTCCTTGGCCTGGTCTCGCTTTGTGGCCGCAGTAACAAGCTGAGGGGCGCCGTCACCATCGAGAGTGGCCATCGCAAGAGCGATCGCAGCAGCAAGCTGAGACTTACCGTTCTTTCTCGCTACGAAGAGGTGGGCTGTGTTGAAGCGACGGTGGCCGCCATCCTTGCTTATCCATCCAAAGATTTGACCTACAAAAAAGACCTGCCACGGCTCTAAAAGGAACTTTTTTCCAGCCATGTCGCCACGAGTGTGAACACACACTCGCTCGATGAAGTTGATATAACGAGCCGCCTCTACTAGATCAAACTTCCACTCCCAGTCGTCATTTTCGAGGTCAGAGACGAAACGCTGTGCAGCAAGCTTGATGTACTTTCCGGCCACAATTTGACCGTCAACTACGCCTTTGGCGTACTCAAACATCTTGACTACAACGTTTACGTCTACTCCGCTCATTATGTCAACTGATCGATCTCGTCTCCCTCCTGAGATTTGCTATTTGCAGAGCTCGCGCTGGCCGCAGAGCCCAAAATGCGACTGCGATCCATAGGGCTCAGTCCAAGCTTGGCACTGAGCTTCAACACTTGATCCTGAGCCTTGCTCAGCGCCGTAAAAGCCCCGCTAACATTGGACGTGCCATTAGGGTAAATCTGGATCGCGTCGCCATAACCGTGCACATGACGCGCCACAGCGATATAAATAGCAAGGCTTTTGGCCAGCATTGTGATGGTGATCACGTCGACCGACTCAATAAGGCCCCTGTCATTAAGGTAATCAACAACGATATTAAAAAGCCTGTTGCCGTCGTCGTCAAGCTGAAAGATGGGCTGAAGGTCCTTAGCGCCAATCCTGTTAACAGCGTCCTTGACGTCTTCACCCTCCTTGCTTGAATTAAGCTGCTCTACGGCAGCACGCATGCGTTCTAGTGCGTCTGTCATCTTAGTGATGTTTTTTTCCGCCTTTGTGGTGCGGATTCTGGGTTAATGATGTGAAAAAGCGTCTTTATTCAGGGTGAGGCCTGACGTGGGGTTGCTGCTTGTCGGGCTCTGTCATTACATGAAAATAAGAAAGGTTTTCCGTACACCCTGGGTGGCAGTCACGCAATGACGCTCATCGCCGGTGTGATAAGCCATGGCCCGACCCTCGTAAGCAACCTCACAATCTTCATACTTTAAGGCGCCACCAGTGTACTCGTAGCTATTTGAAAGCATAATGCAGCACCCGTAATCACAAGGTGATTTATCGGTCATAAGCCTCTGGTCGTTGTGCCAACGAATAGAATCCCTTTTACTCCTGGACTCATATCTAACATACATATGCTCGTTCGCATCAATACCTAGATGCTCAAGAACTCTATCGGCGATAATCAACTTTATCCCGCTTAAACTGCTGTACCGCCATTGAGCATCATCCTCAAAGTTGTCTAGAAGAAGCGACTGTTCCTCGGGCGTAATAAAGTCTTTGACAAAATCTTTCATCAATCGTGCAGTCCGTGGTATGCGAAGATGCGCCAGCCGTATGCAACGCCACTAGTCTTTACGGCTACGATGTTGACGGCGCTGTGAGCCCTATTTAAGTCATATCCCTGAGCGTTTTCTACTTTCTCGCCAGTAGCTGGCAGCAAGCGCACGAAAGTGTTGTTGTCGGCGTTATTGCCCATGATCACGGTGTAGATCTTGCCATGATTATCCTCGGCACTAGGGAGCTGAGCGTAGTGGGTGGCTTGGCCGCTGGAGCTTTGAAAGTCGAAATAATACACCTGCTTGTGCGGAGATAAGTTCGTAGTCTCTCCATTTAGAACCTTGTAGCTGTAGGTGATCGCCATCTTATCAGCCCCCTGCCATGAAGGACTAAGCATGGTCGGGGTGTTTGCCGTTAAGCCGGAGGCGAGTTGCCAACGTGCGCTTACATAGCCACTGTGGATGTCGTCAGCGTCAACAAAGTAGCGCTCATCCAAAAGTCGGATAAGGAAGGTGTTGCTGCTCGCGTTAAGGAAAGCCAACTTGATGGCGTCGTGAATCTCGGTCGTCTCGTCAGCAGACCTCCCGTAGATGATGACGTCGACACGGTAACTGATGGCTGCAATCTCAGACTGCTTGGTCTCGTCATAAACAACATTGCCCAGGGACATCGTAATGCCAGGTAGCTGGTCCCTTTGAGGCCGCCGGGCAAATGTGATTTTTTCTGCCGACACCAGATCGGTCAGCGGCTGATACGATGTCAGCGCGCTTCGTACCTGCTGCAGCAAGGTGCGCATGCTCATGTGCGTGTGATTTTTCTAAAGTGTTTGCGTCGCAAGAATTTCTCCCACTCCTCCTTCGTCTCAAAATAGACGCCCTTCGCAGAGTAGCTGGCGCGCCGGCTGTTGCAAGATCGGCAGCTGCCTACGATGTTGTCCTGGTCGAAGAACTCTGACCGCGTGTGAAGCATAGAGGATGGGATGATGTGGTCGGCGTCGGTAGCCTCAACCGCCATGCCGCAGGCAAGGCACCACTGGCAGAGCGGATCGCGGAACAAAACCGCATCCCGAGTAGCGAGCCACTCGGCTGTCCTATAGAGAGGGTTGGATTGAGACGCTTCGACGCCCTTGAACGATGTCTGGAGTGTGCCGTCCTCCTTGGACCGTACGGACCGGCCCTTCTTGTCTGACATCCAAGGCTTGCGCCGCGCTCGTCTCTTCAAATCCATACCGCAATGATATGATGGGTTGTGTGAGCGGTGAGATGGAGAGGAAGAAACGCGGAAACTTTTTTCTCGCAGAGACGGTGGCCGACCGCAAACCAGTGCGCATCAATCACTTGCGCCATGCTTAGCCAACCATACCCCCAGAAATAAAACTTTTAGAGAATCTATCTCTCCATCTCTCCGAGAATGGGTCTAATAACTGAGGATCAGGCAGTTACAACGGTGAGGAAGCGGTGAGGAAGCGGTGATATGGAGATTAACCCCCCGTGCCGAAATCTACACAGAATGTTTTTTTGAT